CAAATCCCGACTGGATTCTGATCGAGAAGAAGGCCAGCGGCCACTCGTTGATCCAGGAACTGCGTCGCGCAAACCTCCCGGTTCTGGCGGTGAAGATCGACGGGGACGGGGACAAGATCGCGCGGGCGCACACGGCCAGCCTCTCCTTGGAGAAGGGCTGCCTGTTCTACCTGCCGCAGGAGCTGTTCTCGAAGCCGGTCATTGACGAGTGCGCGAACTTTCCGAAAGGAAAGAACGACGACTGGGTCGATTGCTTGCTCATGGGTTTGATGTGGCTTCGTAAGCGCGACGGCGTACAGTTTGAGGAAGAAGCGGGAACAATCAGGCTATTCAGGCCCCGTCAAGTAAAAGGCATAGGCACAGGTTAATGGCGCTCGAAGCACAAGAACAACCCACAGAAGAAGCATCTGACATCCAGCACAATGAGGATGGCAGCGTGGAGGTTGGCGAGCCTGACCAGGACGCAGACTTCAAGAAGGAGTCGATGGCGCAGCGCAAGCATGACGCCAACCTTGCCGACGCACTGGACGAGAATCATCGCCGCCTGCTCGGCGACAAGCTGAAAGAGTATTTGGTGGTGGATGAAGGGTCGCGCCGCGATCACATGCGTCGCCTGAAGAAAGGGCTTGAAATCATAGGGCTTCAGGACATCCCGTCAGACGAGACTGTGTTCGAGGGAGCTTCTACTGTCACGCACCCGGCGCTCGCTGAGGCTATGGTGCAGTTCCAGTCGCGGTCCATCTCTGAAGTATTCCCTCCGCAGGGTCCGGTCAAGGTCGTCGCAGAAGATGACTCGGACGAGGAGCAGGAAGACCAAGCGGATCGCATCGAGACCTTCATGAACCGCCAGCTGACGAAGCTGGATAAGCAGTACTTCTGGAACGTGGACCAGATGCTGTTCTATCTGCCGTTCGCTGGGTCAGCATTCAAGAAGTGCTTCTACGACATCCAGCTAGAGATGCCCGTTGCGCGCTTCCTGCGGGTCGAAGACTTCATAGTTCCTTACGACGCCATGAGTCTTGAGGACGCGAGCCGCTACACGCACCGCTACTACATGACCGGCAACGACCTGAAGCGAGCGATTGCTGATGGAGAATTCATTGAACCCAAGAACATCTGGAGGCAGCCGTACAATGCATCGCAGTCCGCTGACGATCCTCGCATGCTGTTGGATCATTCTGACACGCGAAATGCTGTGCGTCACGAAGACGATAGCACCTATGAAATTTGCGAGATGCATATCGACTTCAACTTCGTCAACGAGTCCCAACCTATAGATCAGAAGGATACCATTACGCCGTGGGCGAAGGTGCCGACTGGTTTCTACGACAAGACAGGGCAGAAGAAAAATGAATTCGCATACCCGTACATCATTGTGTTTGAGCGCGAGTCAGGAGAAGTCCTGTCTATCCGCCGCAACTGGAAGATCGATGACGCGAAGCGCCGCAAGCGCATCTGGTTCGTCCACTATAAATATCTCCCTGGTTTTGGATTCTATGGCTTTGGATTACTCCATCTCATCGGCTCACTGGGGGCAGCGGCTGGCGGAGCTTTACGGCTTCTATTGGATGGATCACTTACGTCCTCTCTTCAGGGAGGCTTCCGCACTAAGTCTCTGTCGCAGGCGGGCGAGATTAGATACAAGGCTGGCGAGTGGGTTGATGTTGACGCATCAGCAGAAGACCTAGCGAAGGGCTTCTACACTCCGCCGTTCAAAGAGCCCACGCCTGCGTTGTTCAGTACACTGAAGTTATTGGTTGAGGGTATTCAATCGTTCTCATCGACGACTGAGGCTATGACCGGCGAATCGCCGAACACTGGCCCGGTGGGAACAACCCTCGCCATCATTGAGCAGGGCAGTAAGGTGTTCTCCGCTATCCACAAGCGCCTGCACACGAGTGCGGGTGAAGAGTTCGGCATCCTCTACACGCTGAATTCAGAGTACATGGCTGACGAGAAGTACCCGATCAAGTCGAAGCAGTTCGACGCCTTCAAGATCGGCGACGACTTCAACAACACCATCACTCACGAAATACGCCCTGTCAGTGATCCTAATATCTGGTCGAGCACGATGCGGATCGCGCAGGCACAGAGCGTACTCGGACTCATCACGTCAGACCCGAGCCTGTACTCCGAGAAGGCCAAGCGCAAAGCTCACCGCGAGATGCTCCGGGCTCTGCGCGTGCATGACGTGGATACCTACATGTCGAGCGACGCATACACTGAGCTGGACCCTGTCAGCGAGAACATGGCGATCATGGCGAACACACCGGTGCGCGCGTTCTACGATCAGCTGCACACCGCACACATCGCGATACATCAGGACTTCATGACGAAGACCATGCCTGCTCTGCCGCTTCCGCTGCAGCAGCAGTTCCAGATGATCATGGCTGCGCACGTCGCAGAGCATTTAGCGTTCCAGTACAAGGTAGAGGTCGAGAAGACGATGGGCATACCGCAGCCGCCGTTCGACATGCATGATCCTACCGGCACGACCATCTCGCCGGACCTGCAGAACATGATCGCTTCGGCGGTTGCCATCAAGGTCAACTCGCTGCCCGCGCCAGCGCCGCAGCCTCCGCCTCCTGGTCAGCAGAATCCACAGCAGCAGTCTCAGCAAGAGGATGCAGCCAACGCGCAGGCTGTACAGGCCAAGACAGATCAGGCTACGAAGTCGGCGCAGGCTGGAGAAGCCATGAAGCAGCTCGCGTTCCAGGGCGACGAGAAGCGCAAGAACACGGAAGCGAAGGCAAAGATCAAGCGTGAGGACGCCATCCTCCGCGCTAAGCTGATGCGCGAAGGACACATCAGGAACGCCCATGACATCCAGCTGCCGTCAGATCCTCCTGCCGCCACTCCCCCGACCGGTCAGGCGCTCGCGCCGACTCCCCAGGGTCCACCACCATCTCCTCTAGGTGGTTCCCCCGCGCAGTCCGGTAGTCAGATATAATGTCTGCCATGTCGTCACAGGAAGCACGTAGACTTAGGATGAACGCAAACGCCGCCGCTAAGGGTAACAGGTAGTGGCGGCTCATCCACTCCCAGCGGAGGTTAGAGCAGCACGCTCATACCTGCGTCAGCGCGGCATCCGTACAGAGGACATCAGTCCAAAGACGTTCGCCGGTGCTGCCAAGGAAACCTCCCTTGGGTTCCGTGGTGTGATGAAGTTTCTGGGCAACCAGATGGCTGGCGGACAGAACCAGACAGCAGACATCCACAGCCGTGTGATGGATGAGGCCGGGGATAAGACCGCAAGCGAATTACCAACAGGTGGTCCGTGAGTTTAGAAGCGCAGCTGGCACTACACATCTCCAAGCAGCGTGCGCGCTGCGTGAACGCATGGTCAGGAGGGTTAGAAGACATGTTGTCGTACACGTCTTGGCTTGGCCGGTGGCGCGAGATCGAAGCTCTCGAATCATTCCTAGCTGAACTTAAGCGCAACCGTGGAGAAGATGATGAGCCTATTGACGACAGAATTGCTGCCAGAAAACGAACCGGCGCAGGCATTGGCGCAGACGCTTGGTGACCTACCGCTCGCCCTACGACCAATCAAGTGGTTCGTACTGGTTAGACCACATCGCCCGCGTACAAAGATCGGAAGTATTGCACTCACTCAAGCGGACCAGCAAGCTCAGTCCGTCTTCAATGACGTCGGCCAGATCCTGGCTCTCGGTGGACTTGTGGGTAAGGCTATCACCACATCAGGGCTTAGGTTTGCCGAAGATCCTGATCAGTTAGAAGTCGGCCAGTGGGTCACGTATCCTAAGCACTGCGGCTCCGAGCATGCCCTGAACGACGTGGTCGTAGACGGGGACGGGGTTGCCCAGCTTGACGTGCTCAAGACAATCAAAGAGACCGACGTCCTCGCAATCGTTACCGATCCTTCAAGGCTATGGGTTTGGATCGCTGGGAACTAGACTGGGTGTGGCCCGTCCACCTACTCACCAACGTGTGGGTTGTGTGTGGATCGCGTAACTTCCACGACCGCCAGCGCCTGACGGACGAGCTGGATCGGCTGGCGAACATCCGCAAACCACAGGCAGTGTACTCTGGCGGCTGTCGCTGTCC